TAAATATTTGCCCATTGTCGGTTGCTAAATGTGTGACCCCTTTGGTGGCAGCCGTTATGGTTGTACATTGGGGCGGGGCAGCGGCAGACGTAAACAAGATAAAGGCATTAACGGGGCTGGATATAATCGAAGATTGCGCCCACGCCTTCGGGTCTTATTATGAATTGCCCGCTACTCAGGACGAAGGTACAAAGGTTGGTAACTCAGGGAATTACTGTTGTTTTTCCTTTCAGGCGATAAAGCATCTTACCACGGGCGACGGTGGAATGTTGATATTGCCAAGCGAATACGAGTATAAAAAAGCAAAGTTGCTTCGTTGGTATGGCATTGACCGTGAAGGCGACCGAAAGGACTTTCGATGTGAAGAACCGATAAAAGATTGGGGATATAAATTCCACATGAACGATATAAATGCCGCCATTGGTATTGAGAATTTAAAAATAGTTGGCGATAATATCAGAAGGCATATAAACAACGCTGGTTTTTATGACTATTGGATAAATGAAAACAGTCGGTATATAACCCCTTTTGATTTTGATTCGGGGTCGGCTTATTGGATATATTCTATTTTGGTTGAGGATAGAGATAATTTCCAGCGGGCGATGAAAGACCGTGGGGTTATGACATCGCAAGTCCACGAGCGCAATGATTTACACCCGTGTGTAAGTAAATACAAAACAGAACTTCCAAACCTTGAAAAGGTAATTGGTAAATTATCCAGCATTCCCGTTGGTTGGTGGGTGACGGACGAAGACAGAGAATATATTGTTGAACAAATAAAAAAAGGTTGGTAATGGAATTTACATCTGAATTAGTAGAATATTTACATAAAGACACTAAAAGACCTAATAAATACCTGATTGAATTAATGGCAGTTAACAATGTAGGTGGGTTTGAGAATATGTATAAAATAATTGAATATGCAAATATTCCTAACAGATTAAAAATTAGCGGGAAAAAGAAAATTATAAGATTAGAAAATATTTACCAAAACTATTTAAAAGCAAAAGCATGATTAAATTAATTGTAAGCGGTCGCGTCGGTCAGGACGCTGAGGTTAAGAACGTAGGGGATAATACGGTTTGTTCTTTTTCCGTCGCACATACGGAAAAGGTTTACGGGGCGACTCCATCGGAAAAGACGATTTGGGTTACCGCTTCAATCTGGGGTGAACGCGGAATTAAACTTGCGCCCCACATTCTCAAGGGCACTTATGTAGTGATAGAAGGTTCGGGCAGCGTGAATGGATATCTTAATAAAAATACTGGAGCGGCTGAGGCAGTCATTCGGTGCATGGTCAATTCCCTTGAATTTGGCGGTAAGCCTACGGCGGGGGAAAGTCCTAAGGTATCAGAGGCAACAACTTTTAAACCTGAATCAGATTTTCCTTTCTAATGGCGTATTTTAACTACAACATACCCTCAAGTTACCAAAAGAATAACATTGGTAAAACCCTTTACAATACTGTGTTAACAATGAACCCGTCTTGCATTATTGAGTTCGGGACATTGCACGGTTATTCAGCCGTCGCAATGGCTCAGGCGCTTAGGGACTTGGATAGCGATGCGGTCATTATGTGTCATGACCTTTGGCAAAAGTACCCTTACAAAAATACGTCAATGGAAAAGACGCAAGATACCATTGACGCGCTGGGTCTTACGAAATACATTAAGTTGGTTGAACTTGATTTTTATAATTGGAAGCCCGAACCTTTTGACCTAATGCACTTTGATATAAGCAACCACGCGGGGCATTTAAAGTATTTAAAAAGTCTAAAAGATTATCACTTTTTATACGGAACAATACTCTTTGAAGGCGGGAGCAAGCAAAGGGACAAAGTAGAATGGATGAAAGACTTTCAGCCTATCAATTCATCGGGTATTAATTTTATTACTATCAACGAGGACTTCCCTTCTTTATCTTTGCTTTTATGAAATTAGCCGTTGTTGCCTCAGGTTGGCACTTTCCATTAGATTTCTATGAATCAGTCGCACGGCAAATCGTGGTCAAAGATTGGACGTACGATTTGTATTGCATTTCACACCGTGACCCAAAGTATTCAAAGGAAGAAAAAGCGGGATTAAACCTAAAGGAATTGGACACCATTCTTTATAAAGAAATTGCAACGATTGAGCAGATAAAACACTTGGGTTGGAATTATAAAGAATACCCAAACACGGTCGGGGACTGGGGTTGTTCAAACCAATGGTTGGAAGAACACAATTTCACGGAATACGATTTGCTTTTATTTACTCATGATGACAATTTTATTTACAATTATAAATGGTTTGGGAACATCATTCACTTTATGAACGGCGACTGGGAAATACTTAGTAATTCATGCGGCGACCCCGTCGGGTGGCTTCGTGGTTCATGCGAGTTTTTTAAACCGTCATTGCTCCATAAGATAGGTGGGAAGTTTGATTTATCATTGGTTGAACTCAATCGGGAAGATGAAATATATTCGCCTGATAAATGGGTGGATTTGTTTGACTGGAACAACACGGTACACCCGTTAATGAAATTTTGCACGGAAAACAAATGTCCTATTGGTTATTTGTCAAAGACGTACAGGCATTCAATGTTTGTGTCTGAGGGCGAACGTGGATTTATTTCCCCTATTTTAAAAAAATAATATTATATTTGTATAATAATTTAAAAAAAATGAACACAACGAAACCTCAGGAAATGTACGGGGTAACCTTTAGGAACAAGGTTATAAGGCAGCGGCTACTTGACATTCAATACGATTTATGGAAGGCAACAGGGCGCAAGCACTCAATGGAGTTGGTGCTGGAAGTATTATTGGATTCTTACAAAAACCGCCATAAATGAGGATAGGTATTGTTTGCAATCTAAGCAGCCCAACGACGGACTACTATCGAACGGTTAATCCATTTATTCGGCTCAGGGAAGTCTTCCCTCAGTTTATAATAAAAATGATTAACCCCGATACGGTCAAGTGGTACGATTTTTATGACGTCGATGTTGTTATCTTCCAGCGTGCCAACGGTAATGACTTACTTGGAATGATTAACGAGGTTAAGCGAATGGGTAAGAAGATAATCTTAGACCATGACGACCTATTGCACGAGGTAAGCGCGGCGAACCCAGCAAGCCAACATTTTAATAAACCTCAGGTAAAGGAATCAGTCGAAAAGGCTTTTAAATACGCTGACTGGGTGATGACCTCAACCCCGTACCTAAAGGAATTTTACTCCCAGTTTTACGATAAAGACAAGATTACGATTGTCCCCAATGCGATTGATTTCACGGTGACACCGATGCAGCCCGTGAAAAGGGATAAGTTGATGGACGCAAAGAAACGCGTCATGTGGCGGGGAAGTCAAACGCACTTGGAAGACCTTGCCACGGTTAAAAACTTTTGGATTGAGTTGCAGAAAAACGACAAAGTTGAATTAGGTATGGTCGGATTAGCTGATTGGCTCGGGAAAACATTGTACCCCAAGGCAATCATTGTGCCGTGGAACAATTCCCTTTTCCAGTATTTTGAAATGGTGAAGAACTCAGCGCCGCACTACGGGGTCTTTCCTTTGACAAACGACAATTTCAATCAGGCTAAGTCAAATAATTTTGCGATGGAAATGTTGGTTGCGGGTTGCATTTCTTACGCGCCTGAGGAAATAAAGGAATTTAACATTGCTGGGGTACGGACATACAAAAACGAGTTAGACTTAATCCACAAATTTACTAAGGCTTTGGTCAAAGATGATGCGTACTTTGTTGACTTAGAGGCTGGGCGCAAGTGGTTACAAGAGGAAAGGGATTTGAAGAAGATAAATATTTTAAGGTTGGCAATAATGGAAAGTATATGAAGCTAAAGGATATTAAACCAAACCCGAACAACCCACGCGTCCTGAGGGACGACAAATTTCAAAAGCTAAAGCAAAGTATCACGGAGTTTCCAAAGATGCTTTCGCTTCGCCCTATGGTCATTGATGAAAACAACGTGGTACTCGGGGGAAACATGAGGCTTCGCGCTTTGCAAGAACTTGGATTCACGGACGTCGAAGAAGCATGGGTAAAGCGAAGCAGCGATTTAACCGAAGAAGAAAAGAAGCGGTTCATCATTGCGGATAACGTAGCCTTTGGCGAATGGGACTGGGACACACTTGCGAACGATTGGGAAGTCGTGGACTTGGAAGCTTGGGGGCTTGAGATACCGCAGTTTGATAATGAACCAAGTTATGATGAATTAATAGGTGAGGAAAAAAATAAACCAGCCACAATGAAAATAACTTTTGAAAGTCCTGAGCAATTACAAAAAGCTGAGATTGATATTCAGGAAATTTTAGACAGGAAATATAAGGGGGCTTATTTTTCAGTTAGCGCGGGAGAAATATGAGATTAGAAATTGCATCTGCTAAAGCAGTAAAATACGCTTGTTTAAATTTTCATTATTCAAAAGTTGTTCCAGCTCAATATTTTGGATATTCTGTTTTTAATGATAAAAATGAGTGGTGCGGAGTTATATTATTTGGCGGAGGGGCAGGTGCATATATGGGTAGACCTTTTGGTTTATTTTATGGGCAATATTTAGAACTTACAAGAATGGCTTTAAATAGTAAACAAGAAAGTACATCTAAGGCAATGAGTATTGCAATTAAATTAATAAAAAAATCTAACCCAACAGTAAGACTTTTAATTTCTTATGCGGATAAAGGTCAAGAACATATAGGAACTATTTATCAAGCTACTAATTGGTATTTTGTTGAAAATATAAAAAGTAGTGGTGAAGAAGTTTTTTATAAGGGTAGATGGTCACATAATCGAACACCATCTGAAAAGCTAAATACTGAGGATTATAAAAAATTAATTAAAAGAAAAAAATCTGGAAAGTATAAATATATTTATCCTTTAAATAAAAATATGATTCCTTTATGTGAATCATTAAAGAAACCATACCCTAAGAATGCGCAAGAAGTTAATGAGGATAAACGCGATGCTTCCAGCATTGAAATAGGCGGTTCGAATCCGACCCTTGCGCTCAATTTACAGGCTAAAAACAGGCAACATGGGTAAAGGCGGTAAAATATCACCCGAAACCGAATTTAAGAAAGGACAATCAGGCAACCCCAACGGTCGCCCCAAGAAGCTCCCCGCCCTTGACTTGATAATGGCAAATGTTATGGGGCAAGAAAAGGACGGTATCACGGCGGCTGAGGCAATTATCATGAAGCTCAGGGAACAAGCGGCAAAGGGTGACATCAAGGCGGCTCAGTTGCTCCTTGACCGTGCCTACGGGAAGAGCAAGCAAAACATTGATATCACGACGCAGGGGGAAAAGGTCACCGTGCCAACGATTATATTTACAAAGGATGGAGATAAAGGTTAGTGACAAATATCAAGCCCTTTGGCAACCGCGAACGCGTTACTTCCTTATCACGGGTGGACGTGGTTCGGCAAAGTCTTTCACCGTGGGGCTTTGGGCTTGTAATATGTTACTTGCTTACAAGAATTGGAAGGTACTGTTCACGCGTTACACGTTATCAAGTGCTAATATTTCGGTAATCCCTGAGTTCCGTGAAAAGATTGACTTGTTGGGCGTGGGTGACGAGTTCAATATGACCAACGCACAGATAAGCCACAAGGTAACAAAGTCAGAAATTATATTCTCGGGTATTAAAACAAGCAGCGGGAATCAAACGGCAAAGTTAAAGTCGATACCAGCGTTGAACGTGTTCATCGTGGATGAGGCTGAGGAGTTTGTGAGCGAAAAAGACTTTGATACAATCGATGAATCTATTCGTATGCCCGATACGCCTAACATTGTCGTACTGGTCATGAACCCTCAGGACGTGGAGCATTGGATTTGGAAGCGGTGGTTTGAAAAGTCGCATCGCATGGAGACGATTGACGGGCACATGATACCGATAAGCACGCATGAGGATATAACGCACATACATACAACGTACTTAGATAATTACCACAACCTTAGCAAAGATTACACGAACAAGATAGATGCGATTAAAACCAAGTACCCTGACGCATACGCACATAGGTTCTTAGGCAAATGGCTGGATAAGAAACAGGGCGTAATATTTCCAAACTGGGTGGAGGGCGAATTTGATACAAGCCTACCTTTCGCCTACGGGCTTGACTTCGGATTTTATCCAGACCCATTGGCGCTTGTTAAGGTTGCGGTTGACACGGGCGCAAAGAAGATATACGTTGACGAGGTGATTTATAAACAATCGCTTTCGTATGATGCGGTCATTGAGCAAATGAAACAATTAGTTGCATTAAACGCTATGATAATTGCGGACACGAGCGAACCACGTTTGATTGAGGCATTGCAGCAAAGCGGCTTGAATGTGCAGAAGGCTGAGAAAGGGGCGGGGTCAATCGTGGAAGGGATAAAGAAAATGTTAGATTATCAAATCGTAGTAACGGCTGATTCGTATAATATCAAATACGAGTTAAGGAATTACGTTTGGAACGATAAGAAATCTTCCACGCCCTTAGATGCTGATAACCACGGCATGGATTCACTTAGGTATATTTTTACAAGGTTGGCACA